GCCAAGCTGGGCAGCGGCGTGATCAAAGGCCCGGTGCCAGTCAAGCGCCGCTCCTGCGAATGGCGCCAAGACCCGCAGACTGGCGTGCACCAGCTAATCATCGTGGAAGAAATCAAACCCGCGTCGAAGCGCGTTGACCCGTGGGACTTGTTCCCCGATCCAGCCTGCGGCGAATCCATCCACAACGGCTCGTACGTGTTCGAGCGCGACCGCCAGACGCGCCGCCAGCTGGAAGATATGAAGGGCTTGCCGGGCTATCTAACGTCATCGATTGACCAATGCCTAAAGGAAGGCCCAGCGCGCCAGCAGGAAGCCGACAACCGCAACCTGCTCTCCAACGCCTTCGCCGCAAAAGACCTGTTCGAAATCTGGTACTACTACGGCATCATCACCGTGGCCGAACTGGAAGCAGCAGGCTGCGACTGCGAAGGGTTGCCGCAAGAGAAATCCTTCCCGGCTCTGATCACGATGGTGAACAACCACGTCATCAAGGCGTCGCTCAATCCGCTGGACAATGGCGAGTATCCCTACGATGTGATCCCGTGGAAGCGCCGCCCCGGCATGCCATGGGGCATGGGCGTGGCGCGCCAGATGCGCACCGCACAGCGCATTGTCGTGGCGGCTACTCGCAACCTGATGGACAATGCCGGCCTGGCTGCTGGTCCGCAGATTGTGATCCGCCGCGGCGTCGAGCCGGAAGACGGCGTGTGGGAAATCGTACCGCTCAAGCTGTGGACCGAGAACGAAGATGCGCCACCTGGCGCCAATGCGCCGGTCTTCTCCGTCGTGATCCCAATGCTTCAAAACGAGTTGATGGCCATCATCCAGTACGGCATGAAGATGGCCGAGGATGTCACCGGCCTGCCGATGCTGCTGCAAGGCCAGCAGGGATCAGCACCGGATACCGTTGGTGGCCTGACCATCCTGAACAACAATGCCAACTCTGTGTTGCGCCGCATTGCTCGCCTGTTCGATTCCTCCATCACCGAGCCGCATGTGCGCCGCTACTATGCGTGGCTGATGGAATACGGCGACGACGACGACATGAAAGGCGACTTCCAGATCGTCGCGCGCGGTTCCACCGCCCTGGTCGAGCGTGACCTGCAGGCGCAGGAGATGGTGCAGATCATCCAGCTGTGCCTGAATCCCGCTTACGGCATGAGCCCAGAAAAGGCGATGACCTAGTTCCTGAAGTCGCGCCGCTTCGATCCTGATACTTTCTCCTACAGCGAGCAGGAGAAGCAGGCCATGGCACAGCGCCAGCCACCGGAAGATCCGCGCGTGACTGCTGCCAAGATCATGGTGCAGGGCCGTCAGGCTGATACCCAGCAGAAGCAGCAGGGCGAGCAGCAGAAGCTTGCCCAGACCCAGCAGTTCGATGCTTCCGAAGCGGACAAGGACCGCCAGCTGCAGATGGCCTTCGCCCAGATCGATGCCGAGAACGAGCAGCGCAAGCAAGCCGGCCAGAAGGAAATGAGCACCGACGAGATCAAGGCGCAGCTGTTCTCCGTCTCGGCCAAGCTGCGTCAGCAAAAGGAACTGTCGGCCGCCACGCTCGCTGCCAATGCCGCAACGCAATACGCCACCACGCCGCCGACGGAACCCGCCGGCCGCGCTCCGAACGGTGAAGGATTCCAGCGATGAATTTCCTGACCGACTTCGAGCGCAAATCCAGTGTGTGGGAAAAGCTGGTGGCGCACTACGGCGAGAAGCTGGCCAAGGCACGCCAGCGCCTGGAGAACCCAGACATTGACGAGCGCGAGCGTATCAAGCTGTGCTGGCAGATCGACACCATCAAGAGCCTGTTGGCCCTCGGCGAACAGGACAGCAAGGATGTGGCAGGCGCAGGGCGATAGCCCTCCCCCTGTCGTGTTGCAGCCGCAAGGCTGAGTTTTACTAGGAGCAAGACGCAATGAGCGTGGAAACGGAAAACACAGAGGTTGGGCAGCCTGCCGGTGACGAGATGGCAGACCTGCTGGCTGGCTACGGTGCAGGCGCCGCGGAGAACGCGCCCCCTGCCGCCGCATCGGCCAATGATCAATCGTCGGATGAGCAGAACACCGACGAGCAAACCGCTGCACCGGACGCAAACGTCGAGCAGCCTTCCAGTGGTGGCGATCCGCAAGAGCCTTCCCTGGAAGACCGCTTGAACGAGCTGAAGGAAATGGTCCGCGCCAATGCGTCGCAGAACGACCCGACTGCTGTACGTAAGTTGTACGGTGAAATCGGCGCCATGAATCGCACGTTGCAAGACCTGAAGAAGCAGGCCACGCCGCCCGCTCCCGCACCCGTCGACGATGAGTTGACCGCTGCACTAGGAGAAGCCGAGCGTGTTGCCGAAGACTTCCCAGAGCTTGGGGCCCCGCTGGTCAAGACCGTCAAGGCTCTGACCGCGAAGTTCAATGCCGTGCCGCAGCCAACCGAAGCCGCACCGCAAGTCAGTCAGGAGCAGATCGCCGAGATGCTGCAAACCCAGCTGGCCGAGCAGCGCCGCAAGGATGGCGAAGAAGCCCTGAAGCTGGAGCATCCCGACTTCAACACAGTCATCAACTCGAAAGTGTTCAAGGACTGGATCAACACCAAGCCAGCCGAGCAGCAGGACGTGATCCGCAACACCATGAATCCGATGGTGGCGTCGCGTTTCCTGACGGACTTCAAGGCATCGCAGCAAGTGCGACAAACGAAACAGAGCCGCTTGGCAGCCGCCGTTACCCCCACGGGTGTGACCAAGCCACCGGCACCTTCCAAACTGTCGGCAGAGGAAGAAATCATGCTGGGCTACCAGCGTGGTGCGCCTCGCCCTCTCCATAAAAGGTGAGCATCATGACGCAAAATATTCAAACCTACGGCTCGCCAGCCGGCCGGATTAACATTATCAAGGGCGAGATGCTGCGCATCGCTGAGCCCGTGGAAGTTCTGGCCCTTGGCTGCGCGATGAAGCCGTTCCCGAAGAATCGCGGCGACAACATCATCTACCGCGCGCGCATTCCAACTGGCGGCAGCACCACCAACGCCAACACGATCAACCGCTGGTCGATCACTCCTGCCACTCACCAGGTGCAGGAAGGTGTCACCCCGCAGGCCGAGTCGCTGACTTACCGCGACGTGACCGTCACCATCCAGCAGTACGCTTGCCTGTACAGCTACACCGACAAAGCGGCCGACCTGCACGAAGATGACATCCCGAACGATCAGAAAATGCAGACCGCAGAGCGCATGCCGCTAGTCCGCGAACTGATTCGCTATGGCGTGATGAAGGCATCGAGCACCGTGCAATACTCCGGCGGTACTTCCCGCGCCACCGTGTCGGCCACCATCAGCTACAACCAGCTGTCGCTGATCTCGCGTACCCTGAAGGCCAACCACGGCCGCATGAAGACCAAGATTCTGGCGCCAGGCCCAGCCTACGACACCAGCGCCATCGAGGCTTCGTACATCGTGTTCTGCCACACCGACTGCGAGCACGACATCCGCCGCCTGGAAGACTTCGTGCCGGTGGCGAAGTACGCCAACCGTCAGCCGATCAATGAGTTCGAGTTCGGCTCGATGAACAACTTCCGCTTCATCACCTCGCCTGAATTGGCTGCCTACCAGGATGCCGGCGCATCGGTTGGCTCGACCGGCCTGTTCTCGACCACCGGTTCGAACATCGACGTGTATCCATTCATCGTCTGCGCAGAAGACTGCGTGAACGACCTGGCACTGAATGCGAACTTCGACGTGACCCATATCCCAGCCAAGCAGAAGACCAAGGAAGATCCGTTCGGTCAGCGCGGCTACGTGGGTGCCATGTTCTGGTCGGCGGCTGTCGTGACCAACCCGGGATGGATCGGTGTCATTGAGGCTGGAGTCACCCTGCTGTCCTAACGCATAGCGTGTCCCCGCTTCGGCGGGGATTCTCATCAGATCGAATTGAAAAGGAACCATCATGCATAACCTGATTAACTTCAAGTCTGTCACGATGAGCTTTGCGAACGCAGGGCTCGCTGCTGGCACTACCTCCACCTACTCGACTACCGCATCTACCAATGCTGCGATCCGCGGCAAGTGGGCGACCGTGCTGACCGCACAGACCAATACCGCATCGCCCACCACCGATGTGAATACCGGTCTGGCGTTCCGATCGCTGGCGCCGAACAAAGCTACCGTGCTGGTGTGGGGCGTCAACGCTGCCGGCGCCATTCAGCTGGTGCAGGGCACCATTACCGACACGCTGCCTGGCGTGACCACCACGGTTGGCGCCTTCAATGTGCTGCCGCAGTTCCCGGTGATCCCAGACGACTTCGTGGCGATCGGCTATACCCTGATCCGCACCGCGCCATCGGCTGCAACCTGGACCCCTGGTACTTCGGCCTGGGCCGCTTCCGGTGTGACCTCGCTGTTCGTCAACGTCTCCACCCTGCCGGATCGTCCGCAGTCTTCCTGATTCTTAATCGAAACCCACGCTCAGCCCTTCGGGGCTGTTGTCCGTATAGGAGAAAAATTATGGCTATGCTTCAACGTCGTGCCAACAACTTCTGCGTCGACCGCGAACTGATGTTCCTGCGCGGCGCGCGTCTGCGTCACATCCTGTTCAACGGCCAGGAAATCATCGCCAGTTCCGGCTCGCTGCTGCGCATGACTACCGTCTCGCAGCGCAACGTCTCGGCTACCGCGTCGCTGACCCTGGATGAGCGCATCCACGAGAACCGCACCATCGTGCTGAACTCGACCTCGGCGCTGACCGTGACCGTTCCGCTGGCTACCGGCAGTGGCGCTATCTACCGCTTCATCGTCGGCACCGTGAACACCAACAGCTACTTCTTCAAGCCGCCTGCTGGCACGACCCTGTTTAAAGGCACGATCCTGCAGACCAACAGTGCATCGGCTGGTGCGCTGCGCGGCTGGTCGCCAGGTGCCACCGACGACACTATCACCCTGAACGGTACGACCACTGGCGGCGCTGCTGTCGGCGATTACATCGAAATTCAGGACATCGCCGCGAACACGTACGCCGTCCGCGGCAGCGTGACTAGCTCCGGCGCCGCGACGCCTTACAGCGATACCGTCGCATAAGCAGTCTGATTCAAGCGCCGCCTTCGGGCGGCATCCTCACTTTAGGAGAAACACATGGCACGTCTTACCCCGCGCAGCAATGACGCAGTCAACAACCCAGTCGCATC